TATAACGTGCTGAACAGTACCCCAGAGCTGTTTGACGCATACACGCGGGCCCGGCATTTCCGCGCTGAATTGATGGCGGATGAAATAGTGCAGATAGCGGACACCGACCCAGACCCGCAACGGGCCCGCAATCGCATCCAGGCGCGCCAGTGGCGAACAGCAAAGCTAGACCCTAAAACGTTTAGTGATCGAATCGACATCAACGTGACGCAGACAGTCGACGTGGCAAGCGCATTAAGCGAGGCCAGGTCGCGCATATTGCGACCAGTGTGCGACCAGCTCGAAAGCGATGAGGCGGAAACCGTTGAGTTTATTGACGTTCCGGCCGATGGGGCCACTGATACACAATCAGAGGCGGCCGGATCCGGGCCCGGCATGGCCGAATAGGGGTCCCACGAATCAGGGCCGGCACCCGGCACCCGGCCCGTCGAATGGCCGCGCGGCGTCACCCCACCATACTGTTGGCCGACGGTCTTGATTATTTTTTTAAAAAATTTAGCGGAATAGGGTCTGTTGTCAGACAGACAACTTCATGAGCCAACCGAAACAAAAGTACGACGCCAAAGGCGAACAGGCCCTTATGACCGAGCTGTGGGATCCCCGCGTTGCGGACGATCCACTGGCTTTCGTAATGTTTGTTTTCCCGTGGGGGAAAGCGGGCACACCACTTGAAGACCAGACCGGTCCAAGGAAGTGGCAGCAGCGGCAGCTCAAACGCATCGCAGCACAAATCCAAGCCTGCAAGAACCCGAACAAAAAAACCGAGATGCTGCAGAAAGCGATCGCGTCTGGTCGCGGCATCGGCAAGTCCGCGCTGGTGGCATGGCTGGTCCTCTGGATGCTGTCGACCAGGATCGGCAGCACCACGATCGTGACCGCCAACAACGAACAGCAGTTGAAGTCCAGGACCTGGGCTGAGGTTGGCAAGTGGCACGCCATGGCGATCAACGAACACTGGTTCGAAAAGATGGCGATGAGCTTGAAGCCCGCCCCCTGGTTTGAGGAATTGCTGAAAAAGCAATTGAAGGTGGACGTTGGCTACTACTACGCCCAGGCCCAACTGTGGTCAGAGGAAACACCCGACGCCTTTGCCGGGGTACACAACCACAAAGGCGTGTTCCTGATGTTCGACGAAGCCTCTGGTATCCCCCACCCGATCTGGAAGGTGTCAGAGGGATTCTTCACCGAGCCTGTGCCCGACCGGTATTGGTTCGCCTTTTCCAACCCGCGGCGCAACACCGGCGCGTTCTTTGAATGCTTCCACAAGAATCGGGATTATTGGGAAACCGAGAACATCGATTCCAGGACCGTGGAGGGTACGGACACCGCGGTCTACGAAAAGATCATCAAGCAATACGGCGCCGACTCCGATGAGGCCCGCGTCGAAGTCTATGGCCAGTTCCCCCGGCAAGGCGATAAGCAGTTCGTGTCGAGAGAGGTCATCAATCTGGCCAGTACCCGCGAATCGTTCCCCGACCATGGCGCGTCGCTCATCATGGGTTGTGACATCGCCCGGTACGGCGACGACGAATGCGTGGTGCGCTGGCGCCAGGGGCGGGACGCCCGATCGATCCCGTCAACCAGGTGGAAGTCGATGGACCTGGTCTACAGCGCCAACCGCATCGCGGAGATGATCGACGCCCAAAACCCCGACGGGGTGTGCATCGATGGCGGCGGTGTCGGCGGCGGGGTGGTCGACATCCTGAAGGCGCGCGGTTACAAGGTGGCCGAAGTGCAGTTCGGGTCCAAGGCGGACGACGACCGGTGGGCCGACAAGCGAACGGAGATGTGGGGCCGGATGCGGGACTGGCTGGGGGAAGGGTGCATCGATGACGAGTCCAGGTTGATGGATGACCTGGCCGGCCCCGAGTACAGCTTTGCGTCGACGTCCAGCGACAAGATCCGGCTGGAATCCAAAGAGGCGATGAAGAAGCGGGGGCTGCACAGTCCGGACGATGGCGATGCGCTGGCGCTGACGTTTGGCGCGCGGTTCGCCCGGAAGGATGGCAATACCACCCGCCGGCGCCGGGGAACGATGGCAAAAGGTCTGGATTATCAACTGTTGGACTAAAAGTTGCGCTGTAGTCTAATCAGCACCATAATGCGGTAATCACATCGTCCGTGAGCCCAGGCAATGGCCAACCTTTTCGGTTCCTCACCCGCAGCACCGCTACCGCCCCCGCCCGCCCCGAACACGGATGCGGCGGATCAGGCTGCGCGCGACGCAGCGGCCCGTGACGAACGTATCCGCCGGGCCAGCACGGGTCGTGCCAGTACGGTGCTGACGTCGGGCACGGGCATCGCCCAGCAAGCCCCATCCGCCAAGAAAGTCCTGTTGGGCGACGCCTGATGGAACCACTCGACCAAGCCTTGGCCGCACGTCTGTGCAAGCTCTACGACAAGGTGAAGGGCGACCGTTCCGTTTTCGACGCGCACTGCAACGAGATTTCAGAGGTGATGTGGCCGGCGCATTCGGCGGCCTTCATCGGCATGTCCCTGACGACCGGCGACAAACGCACCAGCAAACAGTTCGACGCCCGTGCGGAGTCGGCGCTGAAGAAGTACATGGCGATCATGGAAAGTCTGCTGACGCCGGCTGGCGGGAAGTGGCATTACCTGAAGCCCAGCAACCGCGATTTGCTGAAGGACCGCGAAACCCGGGTGTGGTTTGACGGTGTCAATACGATTCTGCTGAGTCACCGCAACGCCCCGAAGGCCAACTTCCAGGGCGTGCAGCAGCAAAAGTATCTGTCGATCGGCGCGTTCGGCAATGGCGTCAAGTTCATCGACACGCCGGACAAGTCCCGCGGCCTGCGCTACAAGGCGATCGGGTTGCATGAATTGTACTTCCTGGAAGACCACGCCGGCATCATCGATACGGCGCTGCGGTGTTTCAAGCTGACCGCGCGCCAAGCCGCGCAAAAGTTCGGGATGGAGAACCTGCCGGCCGACATCCGCGAAGCGGTCGAGAAGGACGCGGAAAAGGAATTCGAATTCATCCATGTGGTCATGCCCCGCGAGGACATGGACCCGAACCGGATGGACGCCAAGGGCAAGCCGTATGCCAGCTACACCATGGCGTACCAGAAAAAGCAGATGGTTAGCGAGGGCGGCTTCAACAGCTTCCCGTATTGCATTGGCCGCGAGCCCCGCGCGCCGGGCGAAGTGTACGGCCGTTCCCCTGCGATGACGGCGTTGCCGTCGGTGAAGGTGCTGAACGAAGAAAAGAAAACGATGTTGAAGCAGGGCCATCGCGCGGTCGACCCGGTCATCCTGGCGGCCGACGACGGTGTGCTCGACACATTCAATTTGAAGCCCGGCGCGGTGAACTACGGCGCGATGAGCTCCGACGGCAAGCGCCTGGTGGACATCCTGCCGACTGGCCGGTTGGACGTTGGCATGGACCTGATGGACATGGAGCGGCAGGACATCGACCGCGCATTCTCCGTCGACCTGTTCCAGATTCTGATGGACAGCCCGGTCATGACCGCGACCCAGGCGTTGGAGATTGCGCGCGAAAAGGGGATGCTGCTGGTCCCATCGTTCGGCAAGTACCAGGCCGACATGCTGGGCCCGCAGTTGGATCGTGAGCTGGACCTGTTATCGGAGCAGGGCCTGCTTCCGCCCATGCCCCCGATGCTGCGCGAAGCCCGCGGCGAGTACGACATTGTGTTCGACTCACCGGTGAACCGGATGCAGAAAGCCGAAGAAGGTTCGGGCTTGATGCGCACGGTGGAGATGACACTGTCGGTGGTCAACGTCACGCAGGACCCGTCGCCGCTGGACCACTTCGATTGGGACACGATCGTTCCTGAAATCGCTGACCAGCAAGCCGTACCCCAACGCTGGATGCGCGACCCGAAGGTGGTCGAGCAAATCCGCGCGTCGCGCCAACAGGCCCAGCAGACCGAACAAGCGATAAATGCTGCACCGGCCGCCGCGTCCGTCTTGAAAGCGGCGCCTGAGTTGATGAACCAAGGCGGATGAGCGAACTGATTACCCGCGCCATCGACTATCTGCGCAAGCGCCGCCTGGCGTATTGCCGCGTCTTCGAGGGCGTCAGTGGCAGCGACGCCGACATCGTTCTGAAGGACTTGGCCAAGTTCTGCCGCGCCACCGAATCCACGTTCCATCCGGACCCCCATGTGCGCTGCCAGCTCGAAGGTCGGCGCGAAGTGTTCCTCCGGATTCAGCAGCATCTGAAGTTGTCCGACGACGCCCTTTGGGATCGGTACGGCCAGCAAAAATAGTCTTTTCAACCACCACAGAGGTAAAAAATGTCCGACCAAAACGGGTCCGATAACTCGGGCAACCCGCCACCCGGCGGCGAAGCACCCCCAGCAGCGATCGGCTGGCTGCCAAACGCAGACGCTGAAACCGTAGGCTACGTCCAGAACAAGAAATGGGCTGACCCTGGCGCGCTGCTGTCATCGTACAAAAACCTCGAAACACTGGTGGGCGTACCCGCCGACCAGATCGTGCGCGTACCAAAAGATGACACCCCTGAAGCCTGGAACGGCGTGTACGAACGCCTGGGCCGGCCGAAGACTGCCGACGATTACGACATCCCGGTGCCGGAAGTGAACGGCGACCCCGACTTCGCCAAAACCGCGAAGACCTGGTTCCATGAAGCCGGCCTGAATTCGAAGCAGGCGAAAGCCCTGGCTGAAAAGTTCAACGCCCACATGGCCGGCAGCCAGACCAAGATGGACGAAGCCGGCCAGTTGAAGTTCCAGACCGACGAGCTCGACCTGAAGAAAGAATGGGGCGCCGCGCTGGACCAGAACACCCAGGTGGCCAAGCTGGCGGCGGGCAAATTCGGGGTTCCCCCCGACCAGGTCGACGCGCTGCAAAAGGTCATGGGCTACAAGGCCACCATGCAGTTGTTCCACAAGATCGGCGTGGGGCTGGGCGAAGACAAATTCGTGGCTGGCGCAGGCGACGGCGCAAGCGGCTTTGCTGGTGCGCTGACTCCGGGCCAAGCTACCGCGCGGATCAAGGAACTGAATTCGGACCCGGCCTGGTCGACGTCGTACCTGAATGGCGACAAGGTCAAGCTGGAACAGATGCGCAACCTGCAGCGGATGGCCAACGGTGGATGACGCCGCGCGCCGCGCGACCAGGGAGCGCGTAATTCTGGCCCTGGTCCCGACCTGTTCGCGCCACGAAATGCGAAATCCGAAAGAGATTGTGGACATCGCAACAGAGTTGTGCAAATATATCGACAACGTACCAATTGCCGGGACAACCCAACAGCCGCAAGGCCGGGGCCCCAAAGGCAAGTAATACGACCCAATTAGGCCCCACCCATCAAGTGGATAAGCCGGGAATGAGCGAACCGCCCGAATGGTTTGCATGTTTTCAGCCACCCACTTGATGAGGTAATCATGGCCTACGAAATCCCCGATCATTTCCACAAGAGCTTTACAACCAACGTTGAATTGCTCCTGCAGCAAAAGACCAGCCCGCTGGTCGACGCTGTCACCAAATCCGGTTTCACCGGCGAAGCTGCCCAGGTCGTCAAACAGTTTGGCGAAGTCGATTTCGCTGAAAAGACCACCCGCGGCGACGACACTGTTTGGGCCGACATCGAGCACAAGCAACGCTGGATCCTGCCGACGGATTACACCCTGACGCTGCCGGTCGACAAAGAGGACGAGCTGCGTATGCTCGACTCCCCGCTGTCGCCATACGCGGCCGCCATGCGCGCCGCCGCTGTGCGCAAGATGGAAGACATCATCATCGCGGCCGCCCTGGGCACCGCGTACACCGGCAAGAACGGCACGACTGCCACGGTCCACGACACGTCGACCCAGCAAATCGTATCCAGCTCTGCCGGCATGACGATCACCAAGTTGCGCACTGCACTCGAAAAATTCCGCCAGAACTTTGCGGCCGACGAAGAATTGTTCCTGGTGATGGCCGCCAAACAGTTCACGAATTTGCTGGCCACCACCGAAGTGACATCG